GAAGCATATCACATTAATCGTGGGTATTGTTGTGGTAATGGATGTAGACATTGTCCCTATGAACCAAAAGCTCAAAAGGGAAATACTACAATAAAAAAATAATCAAAGTATATTTATCACTATATGGCAGACGGGATTACATATGGTATAAATTTTCCTTTCAGAGATTCTAGAAAGGGTGATTATTTAGCACTCACGGAATTTGAGACACAGGAAATAAAAGCCGACCTTATACATTTGATTCTTACTCGTAAAGGGTCAAGATATTTTTTACCTGAGTTCGGAACAAGAATTTACGAATTTATATTTGAACCATATGATGGTTTAACATTCGATGCGATTGAATCCGATATCAGGGATGCGGTTTCACAATTCATGCCTGAATTATTATTAAACAATATTACTATTGAACCAGCAAACATCGATGATGAGGTTCCACCAACAACAAGTAGGACTGCTGCTGACCCAAGAATGTACGACATTTATAGAGTACCAGGGAAAGGAACTGCAGAATATACTGCTAAGGTGAGAATAGATTACTCAACTGAAAGGAATGCATTTGGACAAAGTGATTTCGTTATTATCAATATTTAAGATAGATGGCAAATAGAAAAATATCATACGCAACAAGAGATTATCAGGCAATAAGAACTGAACTACTAAACTATGTAAGAACTTACTATCCTGAGCTCATTCAAGACTTTAATGATGCATCTGTCTTTTCAGTATTTCTAGATTTGAATGCTGCTGTTGCGGATAACCTCAACTATAATATTGATAGAAGTATTCAAGAAACAGTACTTCAATATGCACAACAAAGGTCTTCAGTATATAACATCGCGAGAACATATGGACTTAAAGTACCTGGTCAAAGACCATCGGTTTCTTTAGTTGATTTTTCTATTACAGTTCCCGCTTTTGGTGATAAAGAAGATGAAAGATATCTTGGTGTATTAACAAGAGGTTCCCAAGTTGTCGGAGCGGGTATTGTTTTCGAAAATATCCAAGACATAGATTTCGCCTCACCATATAACTCTCAAGGATTTCCAAATAGACTAAAAATACCAAACTTCAATGCAAATAACGTATTGATTAATTACACTATAACTAAGAGAGAATTAGTTGTTAATGGTATTACAAAAGTTTTCAAAAGAGTTATCACACCTAATGACGTAAAACCGTTCTTTGAGTTATTCTTACCTGAAAAAAATGTTCTCGGTATAACAAGTGTGTTATTAAAGAATGGTACTGAGTATACAAACGTACCTTCAGTTGCAGAATTTTTAGGTGCACAAAATAGATGGTATGAAGTAGACACATTAGCAGAAGATAGAATATTCGTTGAAGACCCTACAAAGGTATCAGACCAACCAGGAATTAAAGTTGGTAGATATATTCAGACTGCGAACCGTTTCATAAGTGAGTTCACTGCGGAAGGATTCAAAAAAATGACTTTCGGTGGTGGTACAAATACAGCCCAAGATGCTTTAAACGAATTTACAACGCTTGGCGTTACTGCGGACATTCAAAGATATTCCAATAACATCTCGTTAGGTTCAACCCTTTCTCCAAATTCTACTCTATTCATTCAATATAGAGTTGGTGGTGGATTGGCAACAAACTTAGGTACTAATGTTATCAATCAAATTGGAACTGTTTCATTCTATGTTAATGGTCCTTCAGAATCTACAAACTCGTCTGTGGTAAATTCCCTGAGATGTACTAACGTAACTGCAGCTATCGGAGGTGCTGGTGTACCTTCAGTTGAGGAAGTAAGAAATTACGTTGCTTACAATTTCGCAGCACAAAAAAGAGCGGTAACAATTAGAGATTACGAATCACTAATCAGGACAATGCCATCTGAATATGGTGCGCCCGCCAAAGTATCAATCACAGAAAACGATAACAAGATTCTAATCCAATTACTGTCTTACGACACATCTGGGAAGTTAACAAACATGGTTTCGAATACTTTGAGACAAAACGTTGCGACTTATCTATCTAACTACAGAATGATGAATGATTATATATCTATTCTTTCTGCAGAAGTAATTGATTTGAGTTTTGAGTTCTCGATTGTTTTGGATTCAGCACAAAACTCGGGTCAAGTTATATCATCAGTTGTTGATAGAATCGCAGCTTATATGGACCCACAAGTTAGACAACTTGGACAAAACGTTAACTTATCTGAAATTAGTAGTTTGGTTCAAAACGAAAATGGAGTTCTTTCTGTTACAGAGATTAAAGTATTCAATAAAGTTGGTGGTCAATATTCATCAGCTGAGACTTCAATGGAATACTTAGACCCTGAAACAAAACAAATTTTACCTGTAGATAATACAATTTTTGCACAACCTTCTCAAGTATACCAAATAAGATACCCTGCAAAAGACATCAAAGTTAGTGTTAAGAATTTCCAATCCACAACATTTTCTTAATTAGTTTATTTAATTCTGATTTGACTTATTTTTTAAGATGTGTAATTGTGTCCTTGGAAAATTACACTTAAACTATTTATTGCATAAAGAATTTGATGGGGCAGTCCTATAGAATTAGAACAGAGTTAGGGGTTAACAAAACTTTAAACGTACAATTAGAACAAGATTTTGAATTTTTAGAAATCTTGTCTTTGACCATACAACAAACAGATGTTTACACAAGAGCATGTGCGGATTATGGTGTGGTTGTTGGTAGGGTAACTGCTAACAATGGACTTGGTTTACCTAACGCAAGAGTTTCTGTTTTCATACCAATACAGCAAGTTGATGAGTCAAACCCTGTAATTACAAGTATCTACCCATATAAATCGCCAAACGATAAGAATGAAGATGGTTATAGATATAATCTATTACCTTATGAAGCTTCTTACACAGGACACGCCGCCTCAGGTACATTACCTACAAGAACAGACGCTTTAACAGGAGCAACGGCAGTAGAAATTTACGACAAATACTATAAGTTCACTTCAAAGACCAATGATAGTGGAGACTACATGATTATGGGTGTTCCAACAGGAACACAACAATTAGTTATGGATGTTGACTTATCTGATATAGGCGAGTTCTCTTTGACTCCACAAGACCTTATTAGGGTGGGTAGGGCAACAGAGGGACAAGTTGCTGGTAACAGATTTAGAACTTCTACTGATTTAAATTCACTTCCTCAAATTGTTAATCTTACAAAAAGCCTTGAGGTTTCTCCGTTATGGGGAGACCCCGATGTTTGCCAAATTGCAATCAACCGTGTCGATTTTGATTTAAGGGATGATGCAAACATAGATATTCAACCTACAGCAGTTTTCATGGGGTCACTTACATCGACAGCTGACCAGATGAGAGTGAGAAGAAACGCTAAGCCAAGGGATAATATGGGTAATCTGTGCCAATTAACAACAGGACCTGGTCAAATTTTAGCTCTGAGACAAACAATTCAGCAAGACCAAGATGGAAATCCAATATTGGAACAGTATGAGTTAGAACAAGCGGGAAATGTAATTGATGGTAATGGTGTTTGGTTGACTGAATTACCAATGAACTTGGATTATATAATCACAAATGAATTTGGTGAAAGGGTTATATCAAATGACCCTACAGTTGGAATTCCAACCAAAGGAAGGTACAGATTCAAAATCAAATGGCAACAACCACCAACACTAACAGAACAGACAAGAAGACCATATTTTTTGATTCCTAACGTGAAGGAATACGGATGGAATATACCAAGCCAAGACCCAAATATTGCGACAACAGCTAATCAAATTCAAAAAGATAAACTCAATAGTAGTTATTATTTTGGATTAGATTGGTCAGGGTATACTCAAGGTTTTACAGGCCAAGAAGAAATTGATAGATTAACTGAAATCATAAATTGTGAAGATACTTTTTATGAATTTATATTTAATAAAGTTTATACTGTTTCAAGTTTCATTGACGAGTTTAAGAATGGTGCTAAGGGAAGATTTGTTGGTATTAAAGAAATTGATAGTCAGGAATGTGAAAGTACTGTAAATAAATTCCCTGTAAATGATGGGTTCAGAAATTTTGACTTCTTGTATTTCCTATTTGCATTAATTATTCAGATTGTACAATTAGTCGGGGTTCCTTTGTTGATTGTATTCCATTTCATAGCCTTTCTTTGGAACAACTTTGCAGTCCCTTTTTTAATTTTAATAATTGCTTATTTCTTCAGACAATCAATCATTAACTTTGCAATTGCAGCACTTTCATTCCCTTCCGTTGGTCAAATTCCTCAATTCATTATAAATGGTGTAGTTAATTTGATAATTGCAATTGTCCTAATAACACAATTTAGAAAAATTACAAGATATAGGTTCGGTAAAATAAAAATACCAATGATTCAATACCCTGATTGCCAAGCCTGTGAATGTGAACCAGAGGAAACCGCAGAAGGTGGTGGAGTTAACGCTACTTCCGCTTTAAGTCAATTATCAAACTCAGGTCTATACTATACAAAAATAAATGAAGTTACTAAGGCAAACAGATTCGAAGATGTTGAAAATGATGATGGATTACCAACCGAAGAAGATGCCGCGGTTTTAGCGACC